GCCCGACTTCGCTGAGAGCGTCCTGGTCCCGATGCCCGCCCCGAGGAGAACGGGCGAGACCTCATGGACGAGCAGCTTTTCGAGGAATCGCACGTCGCGCTCCTCGAACTGCCCGCTCTTCGCCTTGACGATGTCGAACCCGTACGACCACTCCTGGAGGTCGCCCATCTCACGGACGGTCGTAAACGTGTCCCTGCCGACGGCGGTCTCAAGGAAGAAGCGCCCGTCGAGCACCGCCTCCTTGGCGCCCGCCCGAATCGTGCCGCGCCCGACCGGCAGCTCGCCGCCCCAGGAGGCGTGGCCGTATGAGCTGATCCGAACCGCCGCCCCGTCCTCGAAGGCGCCCGCAACAGTCACGTCGCCGTCGAGATCGACAACGTCGAGCGTCGCGAACACGGCCTCGACCAGACCCTTGTCCGCGTCCTTGATTGCGACCCCGGTGAGGGCCTTGGTCTCTGGCATCAGATTTCCTTTCGCTAGGTGCTCGGGGCTAGCAGGCGAGCGAGCTCGTCCGCGATCTCACGAGCGCTTGCCTGACCCGTGCTGCCATTCCCGGGTGCAGCGAGCGGCTGGACCGTCCCGTCGCCGGAGCGAACCTGCGCGAGGTTGAGCGCACGCAGGAAGACGCGGTCAGCATCGCGGACTTCCAGCCCGACCTCGCGACGCGCCTCCGCCACCTCGGCCCAGCCACCGCGCACGCCCACGTCGAGGCGCCGCCAGTGCTTGTCCTCATCGTCGGCGAGCACGCGCACCTTGGACAAGTCGAAACCGAAGCGCCACGACCAGATCTCTTCCTCGGCCATGAAGTCGGTGAGCAGCTGGAAGCGGATGTCCTCGGCGAGGCAGCGCTGCGTCGGGATGATGTTCGATTCGTAGGCCATTTCGCGCGCCTCGGCCATGTTGGTGAACGTGCTCCGGACGAGGCCGGCGCCGAGACCGGCGACCACAGCCGGTACGCCGAGCACCGCCGTCACCCGCTCTTCCGGGATCATGCGCAGATCCCGCAAGACGAGCTGCTCCGGCGAGAAGCCGAACTGAGCGACCTTCGTCGGACCGCTCATCACGAGCGGCTCGCCGCGCTGATCGCCGCCGAACTGCGCCTTGATGTAGGACTTGACGGCGAGCACATCCTCCGCGGTCGGCGCACGGGCACCCTCGGGCGAGACGACGAGGCCCGGCACCCCCATGTTGCGGAGCAGGCTCGCGGTGAAGGTCGCGGCCTCGTCATCGGTGAAGACCTCGCGGAGCACGGACTTGAGCGGCGAGTAGCCCTTACGCGGGTCGTCGGGATCGAGCCCGAAGCGGAAGTGAACGACATCGTCGATCGGGTCGAGCTTCGTGATCTGCCCGTTGACGAGGTATTCGTAGTGTGTGATGAACGTACTCTCGTCTCCCTTGGGCTCGATCATCCAGTGGGGCGCCCACCAGAGTTCTTGCACTGCGCCCGCCTTATTGCGGAGCTTGAGCCAGTAGCTGTTCCCGTCAACGTGCCAGTCCGTCAGCGTGGCCATCCAGAGGATGGGCCCGGTGTAGAATTTGTTGGGCCGCTGCATCACCCGCAGCATCGGGTGATCCCGCACCTGCTGCTCCTGCCCGTTCGGCAGCTGCCGCCACAGGGAGGGAGGGGCCTCGGGGAATGTGCGGCCCACCCAGAGGAGCGGCGCCATGACGACGGAGGAACCGGTGCCGTCGCCGACGGCGCTCAGGTAGTCGAAATCTGAGCGCGGCAGGGTGAAGATGCGGGATGCCCAGCGGCGGAAGGTGAGACGGCGCAGGAGCTTGAGGGACGGGCGCCTCACAGCAAGTCCCGCTCGACTAGGATCGCGCGAAGCGGAAGACCGCGCCTCTTCGCTTCTCGCCGAGCGTCAGTGAGTGCGGCGCGGAAGTCCGCTTCTTCGACGGCGACCTGAGCACCAAATGTACGGCGAGCCCTGAGAGCTCGAGCCTCCAGGATGACGGCTGCGCGAATCCCTCGCAACATCGTCGCTAGCACTAGAGCGGCCTCCAAGAGGAAGATTCTGGCACGGCATCGGCAAGCTGGGCGGCTATCGAGTGGGCCATCGCCGCCGCAACCAACGCGTCGATCACGCGCCGCTCCTGCTCGACGCCGCGCTGCCCGGTAGCCGGCCGGTCGAAGCGCGCCCGCCCGCCGGGCAGCATCCGGGCAACGGCGTTCAGCGCGTGCTGCTTCAGCCCCGGGTCGCCCGTATGCCGGAGGCGGCCCGTCCGGAGCGCGTCCATGAAACGCTCGTAGTCCTCGCCCGCCGCCACGTTTCCCTGCCAGCGATCAAAGACGGTCGCGCCGATCTCCTCTGTGATCCACCTGGCCAGTTGGTCGGCTCGGGTCATGTCCATGACGACGGCGTGCAGCGGGTTGCGCTCATGGAGTGCGAGCAGCGCCGCTTCCACGCGATGCGGGTCGAGCGAAGATCCGTCGCGCGGCGGCGTAAGGATCGCGGCCGGTCCGAGCAGGCGATGTTCGGCGTCCTGCCAGTAGAGGGGAACGAGCGCCGTCGTGTCCCACTTCCAGGCGACGTCGAGCCCGGCCCAGATCGGCTCCCCGAGTGGAATCTCCTCGTCTGTCCGCGCCGCGTCCCACTCCGCCTCGTTGATCGCCGCATCCTCGCCGCGGGCAGGCCGGTTGCAGCTGAACCGCAGCCAGTGGCTTGCCGTCATCCCCGGGAGCCCCCGCTTCTCCGTGAGGCTCCGGCGCGTGATCACCCGAAGGGGATTCGCCGCTTTCACCGCCGCCAGATCCTCGGGGTCAGCGCCGTCCGCCAGCGCCCACTCGTGGAGCACGGCGCCCGGCCGAGCGGCGCGAGTGAAGGCGCCCCTGCGCGTCACAGCGGTAGCCCCCTGGCGCAGGGCCGCGCGCTCCACCTCGAACTCGCTTCCGACCTCGCCGGCGGTCGAGATGACGAGCAGCTGGGCCTGGCGCTTACCAAGTTTCCCGAGCCATGTCCGGTAGAGCGCCAAGTCACGGTGGCGGTGGAGTTCGTCGAGGATCGCCAGCGTGGCGATGATCCCATCGGCTCCCCGGTCGTCGGCAGCGAACACCTGGATGCGCGACTCTTGCCCGTCGCAGCGGATCCTACGGTACCCCTCCAAGCAGCGGAAGGTGTCCCACAGCTCACCCCGAGCGACGAAGCCCTGGGCCTGGCGGTAGATCCACTCGGCCTGATCCCGGGAAGAAGCCGCGACCGGGACGTAGGCGCT